CTCCGCGATAATTTGGCGGTCCTACGGGGTAACGATCCCCGTCCTCTGGCGTGACAAGCCAGTATGCGTCCATGAACACCTTAGAACCAAATTTGGTGGGAACTGAAGGAATTGAACCTAACTGCCAACCACCCTACATATTATGGCAACGGATTTACAGTCCGCCGTAGGGAACAGCTCCCGAAATACCATATAAAAATTTACTGATTGCAATAAACTTTTATATGGTAGGTGCGGTGAGATTCGAACTCACGACTCTCAGATTAAAAGTCTGATACTCTAACCAACTGAGTTACGCACCCTTTGATTTTCTGCCTTACGCAAAGCCTTGTTAGACTTACGATGGGCTCCCGCTTTCTTGAACATCACCAAAGCAACAAGCGGATTACGTTGCTTTGGTATCTGTTTTCGTTTTATCGCTTTCATAAATTTCTCCTTAAAAAATGTTTGGTGGAGGATAACGGGTTCGAACCGTTGACCTCCTGCTTGCAAAGCAGGCATTCTCCCAACTGAACTAATCCCCCAATACCATTTGAAATGCCTACTGCACTATATGCTATGCTCATGCGGAATAGTCTAGAATTACCGCAATTATATACATAGTTACATAACGCTTTGCGTGCCTCTGTGCTTACAGTAGACATATCAAATGGTGCACCGTACCAGAATCGAACTGGTCTTTCCGCCTTGAAAGGGCAGCGTCCTAACCGATAGACGAACGGTGCAAATTGACAGACAAATTTTTAAAGATCGATGACTGATTTCTCAGTCTAGATGCATATCTTAACATGCATCCTGGTTGATGTCAACTACTGTTGTTTAACTACAACACAAAGAAAAACCCCCTAGTTTTTTATGCTAGGGGGCTTGTCTTTGTATTCTTTTGGACTTCTTGGTCCTCAGGTACAAGCCCCCATTTCAGGTGTGTGGCTATCATTAATCGCTTTTTCAGTGCGAGGTACTGGCTGCCAATTTAATGACATCAATTTTCTGCATGAGAGTTGCGATAATAGTTGCTTCATTGAAGTATATCTTCCTTAAAAATATCTGACCACTTTGTCAGACGATTTCGTTTATTCATTTCTTCCCGATGAACTCCAAAGTCATTCACTACATCTGTTTCTTTGAGTAGCGAAATCATACATTGAAGATCACCTAATTCTGCTTGAAGTCTTTGACGATTTGTTTGCCCATCAAACATTTCATCAATACCAAATCTAAAAATTTTACTAATTGCTTGAATCACTTCTGCACATTCTTCTTGCGTGATTCTCAAAATTTCTTTTTGTTTTTCATTCATTATATATCCTTTTTTAAAAGTAAATCTTGTATCATTTAAATTATTTTAAATTTCTTGAATAAATTTTTTCACAAGAAAACTTTTCACTTCACCTGCATACTTAAACGGTTGATTAAATCGTTTGCCTTTTATCATGTATTGCACTTCAAGATTCTTAGGCGTCTTTACCAGAACTGCACCATAACAATCTTTTGATAGCCCAAATGGTATCACATAAGCATCGCCTTTGTCAAGTTTTTGCTTATGGTAACCATTTGCACCTTTGATGCGATCCAATGCACCAAATCGCACCGTGTCCAAAATCTCAACAGCAATCGACTGTCGAGGACCCATACCTTCAAGAAAATTAATCATTAAAAATACGCCAAAAGAGTTTTATTGTCATTAGGATCATCACAATAATGACATTGTAAAGTAATCCTATGCTCACCAGGAAGAGTAAAAAATCCACCTATTTTATGCGGCATAGTAGACTTCCACATGTTGAATTGTCCATAATGATAATGCTTAACTAATTTGTTTCCTGCATTGTCTAGGTAATCCAGCCATGCGCCGTTCTTCGGTTTCTCAATTAATATCAATACAGAATACACCGTATTCATATTCACTTCGGGACGATATATCAATATGCTTCGATCCTGATGATAGTATGAGGGTGAATAGTGTATTGGCACTTGACTGATATGAAATCCTGGAACAGTTAGACCATTATACAACTTAACCTGCTTACCTGTCAACTCTTCAATCTTCTTAAAAATTCTATCGTAAATCCATTTAAATTCTTTCAACAGAATTTTTTGTGTGTCTCGATTGATATCGCTTTCTTTTTTGTCATTTGATTCCATTTCATAAAGGGAATCACCCAACGTATAAAAATAAGTTTTCTTTGCTTGTGTGTATCCAATTGCATCCTGCCCTGTTATCATTGTCCATTTGTTACGCAACAAAAGAACTGATCGGCGCAGGTTCAACCTTTCATTTTCGGTGAAAAAATTGATTTCAGAATGAATCATCAAACTCAAATTGACTAATTACGCTTTCAATCCAATCCATAGGATAACCAGTCATATTAAAAATTTGGGTAACTGTATATCCATTGCTATACAATTCTTGTATTTCAATCATCACTTCAGACATTTTACTCATAAACTTCTTTCATCAATAAATCAGCATATTCTATGATAGGTTCTTTGAAGGTTATGAAACCATCATATTCCAGTTGATCTTTTTCAAACTCCGATATATAATCATCAGACTCTACGGTCCAATCAATTATATATTCGCGAATGTAATTATCATTGCGCTCAACTTTAGCGGATGCTACAATTTCAGCTAAGTTATCATTCAGCGGAATGCCGAGAATCTTATACTCCGAGCCGCCTTTACACTTCCAATACTGAGGACACTCGCCCATGCCATTCCAGTCATGTGCGCCGTAGTTTTCCATGTATTGTGTTCGAATCACAAGCATCATAATAATTTTCCTTATTTAAGGGACACGGGACCTGTCCATGAGATGGTGTAGCCACCATCCAGAATATTGCCGCGAGCCTTATTCCGTGTTGGAGCAGCATAACTTGCTGCCATCAGAATGTCGCCTTTGCGGAATTTCTTGTCCTTGTCGGTGTTCACAATGAAACCCCAAACAGAGGAACCAGCAATCACTTTGATATACTTGTTACCTTCAGCGATTTGAAGGTTATTGATAAACTCATCAAGCATCCGTGCTTGAATTTCGGTTCGGGGTTTACCGCTCAACGTCTGCCAATTTTCGTAGTCGGCAACGATGTCATTCTTCAGGGTTTCGAGTGCTGTTTCGATATTCATGTCAAGACCTCTTTCATTCATCACAGAATCTAGTGTAGCACAGTCGGAATAGAAGTCAAGAGATTTTTTATGTGTTGGGAAAAAACAACACGCTTTTGTTGCAAAAATACAACAAAATTAGTGCGGTTTTGGGCGGTTTTTTGTAGGGGGTTGATATCTGAGCATAGGGAGACTAGGAAAGCCGCCCAAAACTTGGTTTTAGAGGCTTTCAGGGTTGGTTTTTGATGTCGAAATTCCTATGTTCGCAAGTACCTTTCTTGTCTCAGATAGATCGGAATATTCAACTGCATCATCGCACAATCTCAAATGATACATTGCCATCAACTCTAAAGCATATTGAATATCGTCACTATCGACAACGGACATCCATTTCCTAATGGTAGTCTTTGACGCACTAATCAAGAATTTAAGATTTTCTAAATCTCTCTGTGTAAGACCGTCGTAGTCTTTGCCGTTATTCGTAATCTTCGAATTCATCAAAGTCTTCTTCTTTCATATTTTTAGGATCAAGAAACCTGAATTTCTTCTTCATCTGATCTTTCTTTTTTTGAGAGACATCTAGAGCCTTTGGCTTTTTGCGAGGGCGATCTTCATCCTCATAGAATTCACGAAAACTGTTATACTTTTTAGTCTTAGCCATGATTGTTATACTTCTTTTTCTCCTACGAAAACTTCTGGAAGTGCGTCTTCAACCAATTTACGAGTAATGTTCTTATATTTAAATTTTTTTTCTTTTATCTGAAGGACTAGTTCAGCCTCTTCTGGAGATATCGCTTCTAAAATCTCAATAAACATTTTTTCTTTTTTGACCTTGTTGAGATTTGATGTAGGCAACAAATATTCAAGTTTTCGAATTTCAGCAGGAAGTCGGTTCATACCCATATTAGAAGGAACTTCCATCGCTTTATATGGAGGTGCGCCATCTGGTAAATCAAACTTTATATCTTTTCGAAATGTATACCACATTAATACCTTAACTTCTTTACGCAAGTTTCCGATTTGCTTTAACGCATTTACGCGCTTATCTGCGGACAAATCGGATATATGTTTAAAAATCTCAGGTAGTGTCATCTTACTAATATCAATAGCCATATTTAAAATTCCTGTATGTGTTCCATCAGCATTTTCATACGATGTTTAATTAGATAGTCGAAAATCTTCTCTCTGCCATTTGTCTTGGCAGTCTTGTATGTATCCAGAATCTTCTGCTTGAATTCTTGAGGAATCTTACTCAAGTCAATCAGCATTTCATTTCTACGATAATTTCTAAGCATATTTTCATCACAAAATTCTTCAGGTTCTTGATCCATCCAACTATTTAGTTTTTTCTCAGTTACAGGTTTCTGCCTGCTTTCAGTAACAAAGCAATCATCACTACTAAGAAAATTAGGAATCCCATCGCTTCTATCTCCTTTGAGGATATGCTCTTTTAAAAATTTGTCAGGTGAATTATTTCGAATGAATTTCTTTGCCATGGGACTGTATTGATCAACATTAACAAACTTTTGCAATTGTTGAAAGTCTTTATCGCTAGAAAGAATCAAAATACGTTCCTGATCCGATGCATTTAGAAAAACACCAAACTCATGACAGAGTGTGCCAATAACATCATCGGCTTCAGTCTTCTCAACTTGAATAACCTTGTAAGGAAAGTTTTCGCGAATTTCATCACGGACTTTGTTCAGAGTTTCGAAAATTAGATTCCAGTCGAATGGTGATGCTTCACGGTCCTTCTTACGGGATGCCTTGTAATACGGGAAGATATCTCTGCGCCAATACTTCTTATCATCAGAACAAATGACCATTTCGCCATATTCATCTTTGAATTTGACGTTATACATTCTCAGCGAATTGAGAACCATGTGACGAATCAGGTTTTCGTCAATCTGATTTGCAGCATTAGAATTTACCTGCATCATCAGGTTTGCAATCATGACTTGATTCAAGTCAACTAAAATCATGTTTTTTCTTCCTCATCCGCCCAGTCGGCAGTTTTGTTTCGATAGTGTGCTGCTTCTTCACCATAATGTTCATCAGCATGTTTCTCACAAAGAGTTCGATGCCAGCCCATGGTATAAGTCCTACCAGGCGCACCACATTCTTCGCAAGTGCGATAACTCAGCATTTCAGTAAAGTTAATGTAATTATACTGCTTTTCGGTTGCTCTGTCAACATAGAATCGCAGTCCACCAAACTTCTCTTTGACTTGCACAGCCACCGGACAAGGATTTTCATCAAGTTCTTTCTGTGCTTTATCAATATCTTCTTGAGTTACAATTTTGCCTTTCCAAAGTTCTTTACCAAAGTTGTTGCGATAATATTCCAAACTGTCTTTGGCTCGCCTGTGATCAGCAGTCAGCGTAAATGATAGTGCATCAATAAGTTGATACCAGCCATCACCGCAATCAAAACCCCAACACATTGCAGTCTGATTCATTGGCGCATTGCGGTCGCGATACAACTCTGGATAATCGGCTACCAGTTTAGCATCAAGTTCTTCCCTCATACCAACATCCTTAGTTAATTCATACTGTGCTTCTACGACCGGTGGGCAATACCACCACCAAACAATCACCGACCACACATAGATTATTCCTAAGCCAAATTGCTCCGTAATACATCATTCAACTCCAAAATGTTGTTTAATCTTGCCTACATAAGTAGATGCAGGTTCACGATGGTCTACTGCATCAGCGACAACTTTAGCACATTCCCGAACAATCAAC